GCGCTTGACGATGCCAAGACGCAGACCTTGCGCCTGCTGAAGATGCAAGAAGAGAGCAAGTTCACACTGAAGTGATATGGAAATCGTCGAAGACAAAGCTCTGCTGCTCAAGCTCAAGCACCCCGAGCGGGTGCTGAACACCATCCCGAAAAGCAAACGCTTGGACGATGGGCAGATACTGGTGCGGTGGGGGCTTGAGGAAGCACAGGTGCTGAAGAACCTGGGTATCCGGGCGGTGCCTTCCCCCATCGAGCGCAGGTACAAGTGGCCTGGGCTGTTCAAGCCCTTCGAACACCAGAAGGACACTGCGTCCTTCCTCACCCTGCACCGCAGAGCGTACTGCTTCAACGACCCGGGCACGGGTAAGACCGCATCCTTCGCCTGGGCTGCCGACTACCTGCTGGACAAGAAGTACATCAGCCGTGTACTGGTGATCTGCCCGCTGTCAATCATGAACTCGGCGTGGAGGGCAGACCTATTCAAGACGCTGATGCACCGCAGGGTGGACGTGGCCCACGGTAATCGGGACAAGCGGGTCAAGGTGATCAAGTCCGACGCTGAGTTTGTCATCATCAACTTCGATGGTGTGGAGACGGTGCTTGATGAACTCAGGACAGGTGGGTTTGACCTTGTGATTATTGACGAAGCAAACGCGGTGAAGACCGCTACAACGAAAAGATGGAAAGCAATCAACTCATTACTGACTCCCAACACATGGCTATGGATGGCAACGGGGACACCGGCATCTCAGTCCCCGACAGACGCATACGGTTTGGCCCGTATGTTGAACCCTTCCTCCGTGCCTCCGTACTTCTATTCCTTCAGGGATACAGTCATGTACAAGGCAACGCAGTTCAAATGGAGCGCAAAGAAAAACGCAGCAGAGATTGTCAACAAGGTACTGCAACCGGCGATACGCTACACCAAGGATGAGTGCCTGGACCTGCCTGAGCTTCTGTACACGACACGTGAGGTAGACCTGACCCCGCAGCAGTCGAAGTACTACAAGATGCTCAAAGATCAGTTCATCATGGCAGCGGCAGGGGAGACAGTCACCTCGGTCAACGCAGCGACCAACCTGAATAAACTTCTTCAAGTGGCAAGTGGCGCGGTGTATACAGACGACGGCAACACAGTCGAGTTCGACATCACGCATCGGTACAACGTGCTGGTGGAAGCCATCGATGAGAGCACCCACAAGGTGCTGGTCTTCGTCCCATTCCGCCATGCCATCGAGGTTCTGCGCGACAGGCTGCGCAAGGATGGGTACGCAGTGGAGGTGATCCACGGAGGGGTCTCAGTGACCCGCCGCACAGAGATCTTCCAAGCGTTCCAGACCGAGCCTGAGCCGCGCATCCTCCTCATACAGCCTGCGGCTGCATCACACGGCGTCACCCTGCACGCTGCCAACACGGTGGTGTGGTGGGGTCCTGTCACCTCAAACGAGATCTGGCACCAAGCCAACGCACGGGTGCACCGTGCAGGCCAGAAGAACCCCTGCCTCGTGGTCAGGCTGTGCGGCTGTAACGTCGAGCGCAAGCTCTACTCCGCCCTGGACCTGAAGACCGAGAACATGGACTCCCTTCTCAATTTGTACAAGGAGGAGCTTGACGTTTGAAAAGTTGCGAAGTAAACTTTGGTTTCCCTCACTAGGAGCACAACATGGACGAGCAAGAAGAACTGCCGCCAACCAAAACTCTGGTCAAGGCGTACATCAAGATGCGCGATGCCCGCACGGCGCTCAGCGCAGAGTTTGAGGCGAAAGACAAGGACCTCAAAGAACAAATGCGGGTGGTTGAAAACTACCTGCAAGAAGCCTGCAAACGTGCAGGCGGCAACGTCAGCATCCCCGGTGTTGGCGTAGTCATTCGCGGCGTGGATACACGCTACTGGACTTCTGACTGGGAGTCTATGCACAACTTCATCAAGGAGAACAACGCACTAGAACTGCTTGAACGACGCATAGCACAACGCGCTATGGGGGAATTCTTGAAAACCAATCCTGACAAAATGCCCAAGGGCATGAATGTCGAATCGAAGTACACAGTGACCGTAAGGAGGTCTTAAATCATGTCTGAACTCACACTTTTCCAATCTGGCAGCGCTCTTCCTGCGCATCTTCGTCGCGGTGAACTCAGCGGGCTGACCAAGTCCCTGATGGGTGGTGGCAGCAGCAAGCGCATCAGCGTTGAAGGCAGTGTCTTCCGCATGCTGGTCGGTGGTAAGGAGGTTGCGGTCAACGAAGACCGTGCCATGCAGATGATCATCGTCCGTGCTGCTGAAGGCAACTCCCGCACCTATTACGGTGGGCAGTACGAGAAGGGCGTCAAGGCCCGTCCGAAGTGCTGGTCCGACGACAGCGTCAAGCCGCACGATAAGGTCCAGAACCCGCAGCACAAGTCCTGCACGGGCTGCCCGCAAGACATCAAGGGCTCTGGTCAGGGTGACTCCAAGGCGTGCCGGTACAGCCGTCGTTTGGCAGTGCTGCTGTCCTCTGACATCCACGGTGACATCTACGCCATGAACATCAACGCATCCAGCCTGTTCGCGCAGGGTGAGGGGCGCAAGATGGGCCTGCAACAGTACGCACGGTTCCTCGGTGGTCACGGTATCGAGGTCAACGCTGTGGTGACTGAGATGCGCTTCGACACGACCGGCCCGATGAAGCTGGTGTTCAGCGCTGTGCGTCCTCTGGAAGAGGATGAGTGGAAGCTGGTGCAGTCGCGCATGGATGAGCAGGCTGCGATCGACGCAGTGACCATGACCATTGCCGACATCGATGGTGTGGAAGAGGCTGCCCCTGCGGAGTCTCCTGTGTTCATCCAGCCACGCGCTGCGGCTCCGGCACCTGCACCGGCTGAGTTCAAGGTGGACAAGCCCAAGGCCAAGGCCAAGGTGGTTGAGGAAGTCGAGGAGCCCGTGGTCCGGGAGGCGAAGACACTGGCACCGCCGAATGTCAAGTCCATCCTGTCCGACTGGGGTGACGACGCGGACGACTGAGTAGGGACGGGGGCTACGGCCCCCGCTTTGCCATATGACCTACTCCGCCAAGATCATTCGACTGAACGCGGATGCGGACCCGACGATGCTGGGTGTCCAACTCGGACGCCTGTGCATCTACCGTCAGCACCCTGTCTCACAAGTCTGCCAAGACCTCGACGTTTCCAAGGCTGCCGTCTATCGGTGGTTCTCGGGTAAACACGAGGTCGGAAAGCACTTGCGCGACAAGGTGCTGGCGTACTATCGTCGCCTCCTCCCTCCGGCCTGATCAGCCGTCCCTTCACCGCACCACGGTCTTGCGCCTGTGGTCATCCCCTCGTCACCATGTCTCATCTTGGATTCTTAGAAGGCATTCTTCCAGAAGGAACACGGTACTCTCTCAGGCACATCAACAAAGCATCTGGTTCAGCGTTCAATAAGTTCTACGACTCCGTCGCCAGCATGGCGGAGGCCGTGGCAAATCCGAAGGAAGGCTTTGACGTTTACTACGTCACAGCAGGATTCGGAGCAGGACAGAGCGCAGTATCAGAAAACGCTGTAGCAAAGAGAGAACTGTACGTTGACATCGATTGTGGCCCGACGAAGTCATACGCCGACAAAACTGCGGGCATCGCTGCACTGAAAGATTTCTGTGTAGACACAGATCTGCCAAGACCTACGATTGTGGATTCAGGCAATGGCCTGCATGCACATTGGATTTTCAAAGAAGCCGTGCCCGTGCACGAGTGGATCGGAGCAGCTAACGCGCTAAAAGCGCTGTGCAAAAACAAAGGGTTCGAAGTTGACAACGCATGCACCGCAGACATCGTGCGGGTGCTACGCATACCGGGCACCATCAACAGCAAGGGTGGCAACGCAGTCACTCTGTTAACCCCGCTCAGGTATTACGATTTTGAGAAGCTGAAAGGCATCCTTGGCGGTGGTCCACCCGTCATGTCGTTTGAGAAAGCCAGAGAGCTTTCGAAGGGTGCATCATCTAGCGTGACGAAGCATCTGGCAGCAAGTGATCCCAACAGGGTGAGCTTGTTCGAAACAATCTGGATGCGTTCTGTTGGAGGTACAGGCTGTGCTCAAATCAAAAATGCGATTGAGAATTCGGAGACACTTCCCGAGCCTACGTGGCGGGCAGTTCTATCAATCGCTTATCACTCAGAGGACAAAGACTGGGCAATACATAAGGTATCGGAAAATCATCCGAATTACTCTGCGCAGGAGACTGAACAAAAAGCTGCTGCGACAAAAGGTCCATACACTTGCGAGACGTTTCAAGGTCTAGACACAGGGCACCTGTGCAAGGACTGCCCACAAGCAAGCAAGATAAAGTCTCCGATTCAGTTGGGCGTGCAGATCAAGACGGCACCGGAAGGCCCCGCCAAGGTTGAGATTGCTGGCAGGAAGTTTGAGATTCCTGCCTTCGTGTGGCCTTACAAGCGTGGTGCAAACGGTGGAGTGTATTTGGAAACCACCTCTGACAACGGCACCAAAGACGAACTGATCTACCCGTATGACCTGTATGTGTATCGACGCATGCGGGACTCAGAGATGGGTGACGTGATCTGGATGCGGCACCATCTGCCAAACGATGGCGTGCGTGAGTTCATGGTTGCACAGAGGGAAGTAGGCTCCATCGACAAGTTCCGGGACCGCCTCAACGAGCAGGGGGTCGCCGTATTCGGCCAAGCGCAACTGGTCAAGCTGCAGGGCTATGTAGCAAAGTCTATTCAGGATTTACAACATCGGGATAAGGCAGAAGAAATGTACGGCAGGTTCGGTTGGACGAAGAACAACACGTTCATCGTAGGTGATCGGGAGTACACCAAGAAGGGTGTGATCTACGCACCTGTGACTCGGAATCTGGAGAAGTACGTACCTTGGTTCTCCCCCAAGGGTTCCCTGGAAGAGTGGAAGCGCATCGCCGCTGCCTACGAGGACCCGAGGTTCGACCTGCACGCGTTCGGTGTGTTGTCAGGGTTTGGCAGTGTCTTGATGAACCTATCACCTGAGAACGGGGCGGTGGTCAACTACTACTCCAAGCGCAGCGGCACGGGTAAGACCACCATCCTGCGGGTAGTCAACTCGATCTTCGGAGACCCCAAGGCGCTGATGAAGGATGCGCAGGACACGCAGTTGACCAAGGTGCACCGCATGGGTGTGCTGAACGGCATCGCCATGTGCCTTGACGAGATGACCAACACCAGCCCGCAGGAGATGTCTGGGCTGCTCTACGGTAGCACGCAGGGGCGGGCACGAGACCGTATGGAGGCAGGGCGCAATATGGAGCGCATCAACGACCTGATCTGGAAGCTGATCACCATCTGGTCGAGCAACACCAACATCGAAGACCGGCTCAGCATGATCAAGGTGGACCCGCAGGGGGAGATGGCCCGCGTCATCGAGTTCTACCTGCAGACACCCGTACCCTCTGATGTGCTGGGAGCGCAGAAGTTGTTCAACGGTCTGAGCGATCACTATGGTCACGCAGGTGATGTGTTCTTGAAGTACGTGGTGCCCCACCTCAACATAGTGCAGGGTATCTGGGAAGAGACGCGGGATGTTATCTACACGATGGGTAACTGGACGCAAACTGAACGGTATCGTCTTAATGCTGTGGTCTGTGCTATCGCAGCAGGGGTCATCACAAACTCGCTGGGGTTGACCAACTACAACATCAAGCGAATCATGCGTACTGTGCTCGACCACATTAAGAACACGGTAGAGCAGGCCAAGCAGCAGTCCACCAAGGCTACGGAAACCTTTGCTTCGTTTATCAACAAGAACGTCGGCAACATGCTGAGCATCGACTCCAGACAGCGGGCGAATGGCTTGCAGAACGAAGCCTACGTGAAGCCCAAGGGGTCGCTCATGATCCGCTACGAGCCTGATACGAAGGACCTGTACGTCGTGCAGAAAGACTTCAACAGGTGGTGTGCGGAGATCTACATCAATACACGAGAACTGCCTGACCTGTTCTTTGCAGAGACAGGGCACAAGCTGGAAGTTATCAAGAAGCGTATGGGTGCTGGGTGGGACGCTGACTTTGGCGCAGTCAATGCCTACTGCATAAAGAATGCAGGGGCTGTGCTAGGATTTGCAGACCATGAGATGGTTACCGACAAGACCACTGAGGATTAAAGGGGCGGAGTTCAACGTGCCTCTTGGGCTCAACGTGAATCAGAGCTTCTTCATCCCGTCTCTGAAGC